GTCCCACTGCAACCTTAAAAAAATTAGTAAGAATAAATTAAAAAAGTCAGACTATGAACTGATACACAAATATATTTTAGAGATGAAGGTAATGCCTTCAATGAGACTATTGTGGACTGCTGGAAAACCAGCCACTCTTAATAATGTTGCAATTTATAATTGTTCTACTGTACCTATAGATTCCCTTAGTTCATTTGCAGAAGTTTATTTTCTGTTGATGAGTGGAACAGGAGTAGGTATAGATGTGTCCAAGAAATATGTAGAAAAGATACCCAAAGTAAAGAAACTAAATGGTCAGAAGAAAACGATTGTATTTGAGGATTCTAAAGAAGGATGGGCAATAGGAACAATGGAAATGTGTCAAGCAATGTGGGAAGGGTTTGATGTAGATTGGGATTTATCCAAACTAAGACCACAGGGTGCAAGACTCAAAACTTTTGGTGGAAGGTCATCTGGGCCAGGGCCACTTGATGAGACTTTGCACTTCATCAAACATATGGGAGAGGCACATAGAGACAGAAAGTTGAGTTCCCTAAATGCATTTGATATTGTTACCAAAATTGCAAATTCAGTAGTTGTAGGTGGAGTCAGAAGGTCATCTATTATCACACTTTCAGACCTTTATGACAACGGAATGAGAGATGCAAAACAAGGACAATTTTGGATGACTAATGGTCACAGAGCTATGAGTAACAATAGTGCAATCTACGATTCCAAACCAAATTCCATAGAGTTCATGAAAGAGTGGTTAGCACTTGCAGAGAGTGGTACAGGAGAACGTGGAATATTTAATCGTTATTCTATCAATAGTTTAATACCAAAACGAAGGCGCAAGAGACAAGATTGGACTACTAACCCATGCGGTGAAATAATATTGCGACCTAGAGGGTTCTGTAACCTTACAGAAGTGGTTATACGAGCCGAAGATACACTTGAGACATTGATGGAGAAAATTAAAGTTGCAACTCTAATTGGAACAATTCAATGTACTTTAACTAATTTTGCACTCTTAGATGAGTTGCATGAGGATTGGAAAAAGAATGCAGAAGAAGAAAGACTTCTAGGTGTTTCCATGACAGGACAAATGGACAATCCAGACTTGTTGACTCCTGAGAATCTACAAGCTCTTAGAGACTATTCTGTGGGAGTAAACGTAGAAGCTGCAGAACGATTAAAAATAAACAGATCAGTAGCCATTACAACTACAAAACCTAGTGGAACAGTATCAACTCTGGTAAATTCTGCATCTGGTTTTCATCCAAGATTTGCACCTTATTATATACGAAGGGTAAGAATTTCAGCAACAGACCCATTATACAAAATGATGAGAGATCAAGGAGTAAAATTTCATCCAGAAGTAGGACAACCAGAAGAAACTGCAATGACATGGGTATGTGAATTTCCAGTAAAAGCACCAGAAAATTCTGTTATGGTAAAAGATGTTGATGCAATTTCTCAGTTAAAACAATGGTTAAAGATAAAACATAATTACACAGAACATACAGTATCAGCAACAATATATGTCAAGCCAGATGAATGGCTCGAAGTTGGTAACTTTGTTTACGAAAACTTTGACGATTTAGTGGGGGTGAGTTTCTTACCTAAAGATGACCACATCTATCAACTTGCCCCTTACGAGGAAATTGACGAAAAAACTTATGATGAAATGCTTGCAAATTTCCCAATTATTGATTATTCTGAACTTTCTAAATATGAAGCAGAAGATAATACTACAGGAGCCCAAACAGTTGCGTGTTCTGGTGACAGTTGTGAAATTATTTAATAGCAAGTTATGGCAGAAAATTTAGAAATAGATTGCAAGGATTGCAATGCGACATTCACTTTAAAACATAATTTGAATGTCGCAAGATACGAAATCGGATTTTGTCCTTTTTGTGGTACAGAAGATATTGATATAGAAGATGATTATAATGATGATGAAGATGAGGAAGATTATTACTGACATAAATATTCACAAGTGGAGTATTTATGAGTTACAAGAATCCTTGGCTATACGATGGTGTAGCATTTGAAAGTGAAGATATAGAAGATTATTTTGGTTTTTGTTATCTTTTGACAGACCTTGAGAATGGAAAAATGTATATCGGTAGAAAATATTTCTACCAAAACCGAAAGAAAAAAGGTCAGAGAAAGAGAGTTCGTTCAGAGAGCGATTGGAAAACCTATTACAGTTCATCTAAAAAAGTTCAACATTTAGTACAAGAATTTGGGGGAGCCAGATTCAAGAGAGAAATACTTGGTCTTTGGAAAAAGAAAGGTCAGGTAAATTACAATGAAACTAAATTGTTATTCAACCATAATGTTTTGGAAGAAGTTGATGATAATGGTGAAAAGTTGTATTACAACGACAATATTATGAACAGATATTTTTCTACATTAATGGAAGAAAAAACTTGACATTTCATTTTTATAATGTTATACTATAAGGGAAAATGAATAAAAGACTTAAAGTATTAAAAAGTCTTATTGATAATGGTTCAGTACCAACCATACATGAAATTGCTAAAATAGATTCTGAGGAATATTCTTATACGGATCTTATAGCTTTGGATTATGGATTTGTCCAAGACCTTTATATAGGTAGTGGAAATTTTGAAAAGTGGTTTACTTATACTGGGCCCGAACCGATCAAAATCAATGATCTTACTTTACATCCAAAAGAGATGATTGAGTTTGTGGTAACTCAAATTTATGATGGCATATTATGAGAAAGAAACTGAGTGAAGAACGAAAACAACAACTGCGTGACCAATTAACAGCTGCACGAAGTAAAAAGAAAACAGCAGAATACAAGAACGTATATCCTTCTGTATTAGCAAAACCAGATGATGACCCCTTGTCATTGAAATCTATTAAGAAAGCGATTAAACATAACAAGGAAAAGGCATCTTCATTTCTTACCAATTCCCGCAGGAGAGGTGCATCTCCTAAACAATCCATTGCAGATAAAATTAATGCCGATGGTGCAAAAGCATATATTCGGTTTATGGAACACTACCTTAGAACAGGGGATTGGATTTCTGATTTCATGGGTGATGATGAAGAAAAACGTACTCAATGGAAATGTGTAGCCATGGCATATAATGCAGATGGTACACCGAAACGAACTAAAGGTGTTTGGTATCCAGACATCAAAGCAGTATGGACATCAGATGATATTAATTGATTTGAGCCAAATAATGGTGGCATCTACAATGATGTCAATGGGAAAAGAACAATCAGAAGTTGACATTGATATGGTACGACATATGATTCTGAACAGTCTCAGGATGTATAGGTCAAAATATCATGAAGAATATGGAGAGTTGGTTTTATGTTGTGATGGTAGACATTCTTGGAGAAGGGAACACTTTCCTCAATATAAGGCAGCTAGAAAAACTAATCGTGATGCAGATAATAGAGATTGGTCACAAATATTTGGTTGTCTTGATACCATCAAATCAGAACTTAAAGAGTTCTTTCCATACAAGTATATACAGATTGATGAAGCAGAAGCAGATGATATTATAGGTGTTCTTTCAAGAGAAGCCGGAACAGAAAAGGTAATGATAATTTCTGGTGATAAGGATTTTATACAACTACAAGTACACAAAAACGTAAAACAATACAGCCCTATCACCAAGAAATTAGTAACAACTAAGAATCCATATAATTATTTAAAAGAACATATCATGCGAGGGGATTCATCAGATGGTATTCCTAATTTTCTATCATCTGATAATTGTATCGTAGATAAGATTAGACAAAAACCATTGTCTAAGAAAAAAGTAGAATCTTGGCTGGGTGAAAGTCCAGTAGATTTTTGTACTGAAGAACAGTTAAGGAATTATCATAGAAATATGAAACTGATTGATTTACAGTATACACCATTAGACATAATTTCTAAAATTAAACAACAGTTTAATGAAAATCCGAAAGGAAAAAGGAGTGGACTTTTGAACTTTTTTGTCGAAAGGAAACTTAATAATTTAATACAAGACATAGGAGAATTTTAATATGGCACAAATACCAGTAATTGAAGGTGGTGCAGGAGTTAGAAGGAGTTTAAGTACTGAAGAAGCTTCAAAACTTACCTCTGAAAAACCTAGTCCATCAATTAGAGTTAGACAACCACTATTTAGTGAAGTACTAACCAGAGTACATAAGGCAAAAGATAAACCCGCTAAGGTTAAAATCTTAAAAGAAGAAAATTGTAGAGGTTTGCAACAACTTTGTCAATGGGCATTTAATCCAAAATTAGCATCAGATTTACCATCTGGAACACCACCATATATTGAAAATGATGCACCAGAAGGTACAGAACATATGTTATTGAGGACTGAGGGTGATAAATTGTGGCATTTTGTTAAGACTCAAACCAATTATGGAAAAGTAACAAAAGACGAACCTGCAAGATATAAACAAGCAAATCCAAATCTTCAACAAACTCAAAAAGAACGTATGTTGCAAAAACTGCAAGAACGACGTGAAGCAAGAGCGCTAGCCGAATCTCAATTGCGTGAACAAAAAAAAATGACACAGTCACCCAATGTTACCGTAGTAGA